CATATTCTGATTTCATGAAAATGCCGTCTTATCACCGTAGATATTTGGTTGATAGGACTATTGAAATTAATACGCCTAAAAACGAACAGTAAGTTATTTATATAATAAAGATTAATATATGTTATATTACCAATCTACTCCACCGGTAAGCGCTGACGATTTATTAGGTGACTCCATTAAAAGTGCCGGATTAAGTAGGTACAAAGAAATGGGGGAAGGATTTGCAACCCTTACTAAAACTATACAGTCAATGGACGCTGACGCTGCTAAATTTGCTAAGACAATGGGCCGTACGTCTGAAATTAGTTTAGCTCTTAAACAAAATTTAAACGCTTCGTATGGCGCAATTGTAGATTTAGGTGGTAAAATGAGTGATGCCGTTGACATGCAAGAAGGCCTTTTTGAAGCTAGTGGAAGAAATTTAATTTTACTTAAATCACAAGCTAAAGAATTATTTGCGGCATCTAGCGTTTCAGGAATAGGTTCCGACAAATTACAAGAATCGTTTTATGACGTGGGAATGGAAGTTGCACACATTGGGGAAAACATGTTTAAAATTTCCGAAGTTGCAAATCAAATGGGTGTTAATGCTCAAACCGTTTCCGCAACCGTGACTGGAAATTTAGATAAATTAAATAGATACGGTTTTGCAAATGGAGTTGAGGGTTTGGCTAAAATGGCGGGAAAGGCTCAGGCTTTAAAATTTGATGTTAGTGAAACTTTTAATTTAGCTGAAAATCTAATGAGTCCTGAAAAGGCAATTGAAGTTGCAGCGTCAATACAAAGATTAGGGGGAGCCGCGACGGCGTTAACTGACCCTTTAAAATTGATGGATTTGGCTCAAAATGATGTTGGAGGACTCCAAGATGAGATAGCTAAATTGGCACAACAATATACTTTTTTTGATGAAAAAACTCAATCTTTTCAAATCATGAAAGGTGCCAAAGGTCAACTTAGAGAGGTTGCCGTGGCTCTTGATATTGACAGAGGTGAATTTGAAAAATTAGCGTTAGCATCGGCTAATGTAAATAAAAAAATGTCAGAAATGAGATTGGGATTTGATGCGTCAAAAGAGGATAAAGAATTACTTGCAAATCTTTCTCAATTAGAAAATGTTGCCGGAGGTGGAAAAGAATATAAAGTAACTTATTTTGATAAAGATGGGACAGAACAAACTAAACGATTAGCAGATATTGGTACAAGAGAATTAGAGATTATTAAAGAAAATAATAAAGCTAAAACTGGTGATAAAGATGACCCTGCTGAAAAACAATTAATTAAAATGGCGGAGAATCAATTAGGCCAATACGGTAAATTAATTGTTGCTCAGGAAAAAATTGCTAATACATTAACAAATACTATTGGAGGTTCAAAACTTGGAGAAGGTTTATTAACTGCCGCAAATGAAGAATTTAAAGATACTGCTAAAAATTTTGGTAAAACTTTTGGTGCTGGTTCTGAATTTGAAAAAAGTATACAAAAAGAAGTTTTAACTATTGGAAATACAACAGAACTTTTAAACGCAATGGTTACTGGAAACTTTAAAAAAATAATGGAGGAAGTAGTGGCCATAGGTGCTATTGCTGGAGGAGGTGTTAAGGAATTTGCGGAGGCAGAAACACGTACTCTTAAGAATAAATTAACCGACGTTACAACAGTTGCTAGTATTACTGAAATGAATGTAACAGGTGTTAGTACTCTAAATTTTGGGGATATACCGGCTTTAAAGACATTATTAGGTATCCATGATGGTTTTTATACACCTGTTGGTGATTTAATTCAAACACCAAATGGGATTATAGAACCTCATCCAAAAGATTATATGTTATTAGCAACAGAACTCCCAAAAGTTTTACAACTTAGTTCTGAATCTGGAATGAAAAAAGTTTTAAATGAAAAAATGCGTAGTGTTAATGAGAGTATTATTCAAAGTACTATGAATAATAATACGAATAATAATACAAATACTACACCACAAAAACAAGAAGTTGTTCATACAGTTAATTTTAAAGTTTCTGTGGATACTCCAAGAAATAAACTAAGTGATATGTTAGTTGAAGAGTTACCTAAGAATAAAACCTTGATTGAATATATTGTTAAACATTTTGAAAATACAAAAACTTCAGGTGGAATAACATCTAGAAAATAAAAAAATACCAAGTCATTCTATTTATTAATAAAATCACCCAATGAGTGAAAGCGCTTTAGATTATTCAAATTCAGAGTTTTTTAGGAATCGTCTTGTTACAAGAAACCTACAACCATATAATGTTGAAGGGGCTTTTCAGTCGTCAAATTCTAACCCTTATTACGAAACTAATATTGGTGATAGTTCAGTGATTGATTCACCAAATGTTAATAATGAAATTTTTACTGAGGCTCAACAAGAGATTATACCAAATCAATACGGACCTACAGGTGGTTTCCAAGACGCATCTGGTTTTATTAATAAAACAACAGGACAGGTAAATGAAAATTCAAGTAATCAATTAGAATATTGGCCGTTACAAAACGATACCAATATGGATTTGATTAATGAGACATGGATTGATTTAGCTGAAGTTAGTAATAGGTTTATTCCCAATGGTGGTTACCAAGGATTATATTTTACGGATACTAAAATTTTACCTAAAAATGAAGGTACCAAAGAGTACAATCCATTAAGTTTACCATTCGTAGTTGGAAATTATTCGTTAGCCGATATTATTTTTGGTTCCGATAATTTAGTACAACAAGACTCTTACTTATTACAAATATCAGTTCTTGAATTAAGAAAGTCTTTTCAATATCGAATTGCTCAAGAACTACAACAAACAACGGTTGCAAATAATCTATCAATCAATAGTAATCCTTTACAATCAAGTTTACTTGCAACCAATCAAGCTCAATTAAGTTATTTAGATTATCATATTACAGTTCCTGATGGAGTTGGTGATTCTGTTGTGTATTTAGCTCAGAGAATTACAGGCGCTTATTTACCTTATTCGCCAATTGAGGGTGACTATTTTGATTTTTCACCAAGACAACCTAAAACAGGTCTTGGACGATTTGTACAAAGATTAAGTAATAATGACGGTAGTGCTTCTGTAAAATTTTTAGCAAATACAGGTGGAGGTCAGAAATCAATTCTATTCGCTAATTTAGATTATAACCGATATAGTCCAAACTATGATAGAAACATCACAAAAGCTGGACAATTATTAAATAACATATTTGGTGATATTGGAAAAAGAAACGCTCAAGATGATAGTGGTAATCTATATGTCGGTGGTAGAGATGAATTAAGATATACAACATCTCCGGCAGGTGAAACACCGTTTAACGCCTACGGAGAACCGACTGGAGCGGTTGTATTAGGTCCTGATGCGGTTGGTAAATTATATGAAGGCGACCAAAATTTAGATTTTGGTTTAAATGATAACAATACTATCGTTGGTGGATTTGTTTGGACAAAAACAGGGTCGGAAGAAATTGGCGCATTAATTGGGCCTGAAGGTGAACAATTTGCACCTGGTAAAAATTATGAACGTAATGATACCGCAATTAACTTAACAAATAGATATTCGTCATCTTTAGAATACGAATTTAAAAAGGGTTCAATATTAGATAACACGCAAAGATTAATTGACTCGGCACCTGCAAGTGGATTGGCAAGAAGATTACATGCTGGTAATGCAATTAATCAAATGTCAAAAGTTTTTAACGATGGATATAAAGAATTAACAAAAGGTTCTAAAGTTATTAGATATGAAAATGTTGAAGGTAAATTAATTGGTAAAGAATACGGTAGATTATTTACAAAAGATGCTCCATATCAACAATACAAAGATTTACAAAGTACGGTAGCAAATACAAGTGGTGGTGAAACAAATGGCAATATAAGAAAATTTAGTAATTCAGTACTTGACTCAACATATAATTTAAACATTGCCCCATTGAAAGGACAAGGTTCGACAAATATAGTTAATGGACAAGTTAAAAAATATATGTTTTCAATCGAGAATTTGGCGTGGAAAGGAAGTGCGTTGTTTAATGATTTACCTGGATGTGAGAAAGGACCTAATGGAGGACGAATAATGTGGTTTCCACCTTATGATTTAACATTTAGTGAAACTATTTCACCTGGTTTTGATTCAACGTCATTTTTAGGTCGACCTGAACCAATTTATACGTATAAAGATACAAGTAGAAGTGGTTCGATATCGTTTTCAATTATTGTTGACCACCCTTCAGTTTTAAATTTAATCGCTAAAAAAGAATTACAGAATGATTTAACAGATAAAAAAGATTCTGTTATAGAATCATTTTTTGCAGGTGCCGCAAAATTTGATTTATATACATTGGCCGCAAAATTTGCAACATTAGATTTAAATACCCTTAAAGAATTACAAGAAAGTGTTCTTTCAAGTAATAAAACTTCTGCTGAACAATCGGCGTTAATTAATTCAGATTTAAAAGAAGGTGATTCAGTTGCGAAAGACCTACCAAATTTTTCTTCATATCAAGGATATGGTGCTTATTTTCAACAAATAGACAACGCTACTGCTTCAAGTACTGATTATGAAACACTTTATAATCAGTATATACTCCAACAACCAACTTACGCTGGGTATATTTATGCAAGTGGTACTTCACTTTTATTTTCAGTAATAACTCAAAACTATAATAAATTAGTAGAATTAAGAAGTGAAATTTTAAGGGCGGTAAAATCAGAAAATTGTGAAGTGGTTATAGAGATGAATGGTGTTAAATTTCCAAATGATGGGGATAATGCCAATGAAATAAAAAACAAATCTTATATTGAATCTTTAAAATTATTTTTCTCGAATTTAACTGAAGATAATGAATCGTTAGGTAAGTACATCCAAAATGAAACGGTTAAATTTATTTATTCAAATTTACTATTAACAATTGCCGAAACTAAAGATAATAGTAGAATGACAACATTTGTTGATTGTAATGTTGATTTAGATGGAGATTCAGAAACTTATAGTGTTGTTGCAATGTGTTCTAGATATGTTAGTTTTAAAAGTATTACTGTTAATCCTAAAAATCCTGCAAACGCAAATGCCGGCTCAAATACTACTACTGAAAATCTCCCAAATCAAAACGCCACTAATGGTTTACCACCACAAAGTCCTCAGGATATACAGAAAAAGAATTTAAGTAAAAGATTATTAAGAACAAAATTTTTAAACGAATGTGATTATTTTGAAATTTTAAAACAAACTGACCCATTTGCTTACACATCAATTACTGATAAAGTAAAATATTTCCAACCGGCATTTCATGCTATTACTCCTGAAGGATTAAATAGTCGATTAACTTTTTTAAATCAATGTACAAGACCTGGTAACACGATACCTGTTATTAATGAACAAGGCGAACAAGATACATCAACATCAACATTTAATACTAATTTTGGAACTCCACCGGTATTAATACTTAGAATTGGTGATTTTTATAATACAAAAGCAATTCCCGACACGTTATCAATTACATATGAAAATTTAGATATTAATCCTGAAGGTATTGGATTACAACCAATGATTGCAAAGGTAACTTTAGCTGTTAAACTTATTGGTGGTAGTGGATTAAAAGGTCCTATTGATAGATTGCAAAACGCCTTATCATTTAATTTTTATGCAAATACTGAAATGTATGATGAAAGAGCGGACGCAACAGAAGATACTACTATATTAGATGATGCTTTATTCACGGCAATTACTTTAGCGGAACCGTTAGCGACATTTAACGATATACAAAACATACCTTCCGCAACTAAAACAATCGGGGATATTTTAACAACAATTCCATCGGGTAACACTCAAACAGGTACTATTCAGTATAAAAGTTTCTTTGATAACTATATTACTCAAACACAAAATTATTTTTTAACTACTTTAAATTTTATTGAAAGTTCAATAAACAATTATAATTTTGGAATTTATTCTCAAATGACATTTGATAGAAACTATATTATTGGAGATATTAGTCTTTCTGGTAATACAATAAACTCAGCTAAAATTTATGGTAAACCAAGTAGTACTAGTGAAAATTTAACCAAAGTTGCTAATCAATTAAAATCAGATATTGACGATGGTACCGAAACAATTATTAAAGCTTTAATTGATAGTCCGGAATTAGGTGTTCTTGATGTTAAAAGAGTAAAAGATAATTATAAAACTTTAATTGATAATAAAATTAATAACTCGTTTATAAATGTTAATTCTGATGCTCAGGCCTTTGCGAATAAACAAGCTGAATATATACAAAATATTCTTAAATTAAATACGGTTATCGGTCTTCAATTGGATGGGAAAATACTAACTAACGGTGAACCAAAAGGTTATAAAATTAGTATCGACAGTAAATTTAGTGATGACTACGCAATAGTTTCTTCAGGGATTACAAATTTTTATAATTTACTATCATCAAAAGAATTTTTACCTAGTAATAGTGGAGCACCATATTTTCAGTTTACGACTTTAGCTGCCGGTGGTTTCCAAGGAATTACTGCAAATTCAAATAATCTTTTATTTACATTATTTTATGATGATTTAAAAGATGATACAAAAAACGAACAATTTATTAAGACTTTGACTACTAATTTAATCCCAAGTACTTCAGGTAATGTGAAAACTATTGTTACAAGTACAACAAACGAAATAACTATTACTTTAAATACTTGGAATACCGCAACTGTGGTAAGTTTTGATGAATTTAAAAAAAGTCCCGAAATGAAACCATATCTGGTGTTTAATCCGACAAATGGGGGAAGTTCAGTTAAAGGTGTTGACAGAATATTTAATTATGACACCAATGGAGTTATTTATACTGAACTAGATTTTTTACGAGAATTATTCTCTACGGTTAATTCTAATAACGATAAACAATTTTTTATTGGTAAAAAACAATTCAACTAATGGCGTTACAATATTATAATAGATATGATGGATTTATAGTTAATGGTCAGCAAACAGTTGTACCATATGTTAATTTACAATCTAAATCAACCGATAAAAAACACATATATATTATTGGACAATCAAGATTAGATAAGATATCACAATTATATTATGGAACACCTTTTTTTGGATGGTTAATTTTACAGGCAAATGGTAAATATGGTGGTTCTGAAATTAATATTCCAAATAATGCCGTTTTAACTATACCATTCCCTTTAATTAATTCCTTATTAGATTATAAAGGTGCATTAGAGCAACAGTTCTTCTATTATGGCAGATAATATACATATTGAAAATGACTATCAAAACATTTTTGTAGTTAACCCTAATAAAGTTGATTTACCTAATGGACAGGTAGGTGATAGAAACATCGCTCAAGAAGAATTAGTGATGTATGCTAACTTGGAATGCAACCTACAACCAAGGAGTAAATTAATTGTCGGGGGTAATAGTAATTCACAACTTAGGACAATAGGGCTTGGTAAGATTAATTTTTTAAAACCAACAGGTAACGATTATTTAACAACTAATTGGACTGAGCAGCAATCCAAAGATTTAAATCAAACAGAAATTAATGGGGAGTTATTAGGTATTACACAAATTAATTATAAGGCAAATCAGGCTTATGTTGCAGAATTTACTATAAACTTAGAGGATGTTAGAGGTAGAGCTTTATTTGAAAGTGGTAATGACTCAATCTACTCTGCGTTTTTTAACTTACCTTATCCTGTATTTTATTTAACTTTAAAAGGGTGGTACGGTAAAGCTATTAGATACCAATTGTTCCTTACTAAATTTCATGGAGCATTTAATTCGTCAACAGGAAATTTTGAAATAACTTTATCATTAACCGCTTACAATTTTACGGTTTTAAAAGATATATTTATGACTGATTTATATGCAGTCCCTCAGATGTATCAAACAGATGTAATTAATAATTACAATAGTGGAGTTTTAGTTAATAATAATGTTACACAAGATTTTAAAAAATCTACAGTATTTTTAGGGTATGATAAAATTGTTGATGTTTATAAAAAATATAAATCAAAAGGTTTATTAGATAAAAATTTTCCAGAGTTAACTGTACAATCATTAATTACTCGATTAGAAAATTTCATTAATACAAGTTTAGAAGAGTTAGGACAAGTTTCATTAAATCCGTTAACTGATTATGAAAAATATTTAAAAACATTAGAGCAATTAAATTCTGAAATTTATGTATATAGCGATTCTTGGTTTAACAAAAATCTTGATTTATTAAAACCTTTTGTTGTTAAAGAAGATACTAATACTTTTAATGTTTATACATATCTTTCTGCTGGCACTGCCGACATAACTTATTTTAGTAAAGTATATACCGATTTAACAACTATAATTGAAAATAAAGTCGCAATTCTTAATAAGAATCAAACATTTGGAGATACGGGAGGTTTATATAGTATCCCAATTAAAAAGGAAGATATTGTAAATTCTTTAATACCTTTTTTAGATACTAATAATTTTGATATTGACAAAACCGCAATTAAAAGATACGGAGGAACAACAATTACTGATGTTCAAAGAGACGAACTAAAATTAGAAATTGACATACTTGTTTATTCAGATACATCATTTCCTTTTATTTTTAGTGTTGAAAGTAAAAATGGATTTTCAACATATATCCAAAAAATTAAAACGAAATTAAATTCTTATAAAGAAGAATTAGAAACAAAACTTTCAGAGCAACTTGGAGAATTATTACAATCATCTAAAGGTATAGGATTTCAACCAACAATACGAAATATTATTGGGGTAATTATGGCATCGGCGGAAGCTTATTTATTATTGTTAGAAGACGTTCATACAAAGGCGTTTAACCAAAGAGAGAATAGAAAAAGACAACAAAGTATTGGAGGACTTGATAAAAAAGAAAATCAAACCGCCCCTATTGTTTATCCTTGGCCACAGTATTTGGTTAGTAAAACTATTGATGGTGTTGAAAAACTTGAAATACAGTATCCTGGTGACCCTAATTATATTAATCAAACTGGTGCAAATGATTACGAGGCTTGGCCTGAAGTAGAATTTGTTGAGGAATATGTAAAAGGTTTTATTATGAGGGATATTCCACCAACCACTGCACAGTCTCAAGAAAATACAAATGTTATTTTAAGAAATTTAATTTCAGGTTTTGATACAATACCATCAAATACCCCATATAGTACTTTGGAAACACCTAATTACTTTTTTGAAATTATGGAAAGATTAGAATTAATTGTAACTCTTAATGGATTTTCAGGTGATTTAGGGTTTAATAATGTTCTTCTTTTTTTAAGTCAAACTGAGTTTGCTAACATGAACGAATCACTTAGATATGATAATGGGGAAATAATTAATATTCTTAAATATGGTAAATACAGAACTCTAACAACATTTAATGATTTATTATCCACTTTTCCTGTTAGCTATGCAAAATATTCAAATGGGTTTCTTACTACACAATATCTAATTGATAAAGTTAACAATTCTTTTAAAATTTTAGATAAAGATTTACCTGAGCAAAGTCAGTTAGTCGGGGCCAACTTAACTGCTTTAGTAATTGATACCCTAAAAAATGTGACATACGCAACAAATTCTTTGGATATATATCCATTTGTTGATTTAAATTGGTGTCAAAATAATTTAGAAAACGGTGTGATTTTAAATAAATACCTAATATACAGTACCGAATCTTCATTATTTTATAATACTTTTAATAAAAAAATTACAAATTATAATGTAAATGATGCTATTGGTATATCAGGATATAATAGTAGTTTACCTAATTTACCAATTGTTGATTTAAAAATTAGAGGGAACAAAATTATTTCATCAGAAGTAAAATTAAATACCTTTTATACGAACAGGACAGTTGATAAATATATTTTTACTGAAGGTAAAATTACTTGTACAAACTCACAATTAACAGAATCTCAAACAACCTCAATTCTTAATACTCCATATTTTATTAATGCAATACAAGAAGGTATTGAAAATGAAAGAAATGGTTCAGACCATCCGTATATAAGTGCGTCTTATTTATTTTTAAATAGTTTACCATTAACAACTACTAAAGAAAGATATGTATTTAATGACTTGGCAAATATCTTGGCGGGTGGAGTAACTAAAAAACAAGATTTCATATCAACAACGTTAAAAAAATATTCAGGTATTCACGCTTTACCATTACCATGGATTGCAAAACTTGGTTCAATATGGTATAGATATAAAAATTGGAAAGAAAATGGTGTTGATATTCTGTCAAATGTTTGGAATAATTTTGATTACGCTAATAACTATGACCCAGTTAATGGCCAGGTAAATACACCATATATTATCCAAAACAAGACGATTGTTTTACAACAAGACGAACCTTCTTCACAAGGTTTTACTTTAGGATTTTATCCAAAATTAATAAATGATTTTTATTATCTTGTTAATGGTGTTAATTTGTTTTTACCAACAGACACAACAATTAGTATACAGAATAAAATTAATGACGCAATCACATCAAAAAACATTTGGATTTTAGATAGCTCAGGGACAACAATGGGGATTGACATTATTACAATACCTGGTAGTACAAAAAGTGTTAGAATAGATACTATAAGTGTATTGGTTAAAGATATTCAAGCTAATAAATATGTTATAACTCCATCATTTGGAATATACGATACTGAAACATCTGCAACAAGTAATCAATTAATTGCTGAAATGATTGATTATTCATCAGGTCTTCCTTTTGTTCGAAGTTCATTAATTAATAATAATAGTATGTATAATGGTAGTGTTAGGTTATTGTGGGGTGGACCTAACTACGGTTATTTTGACACTACACAATTCACAATTAATCCTCCCGACAAATATTTAAAAAGAATATATATTGGAAGTATTGCAATACAAACACCTTTTGAATTATTTGGTGAAGATGAATACGACTCAATCGAAGAAATTTTTTCAATATTTTCAAAAGATGAATTAGATATGATTGAAAGTGTTTTTTTGAATTATGCAAAATCACCAAATAAGGACACCGAAAAAGAAAAATTCTATAATGTAATTAAAAATATACTTACCACGGATAAAAATCCTGATAATTCAACGGTAAACAGTATTAATTTAATACGTGAGAATCAAATAACTCAACAATCTAACATTTTAAATTCACATATTAGTTATAATAAATTAATCTCAATTGGTAATCCTAAAAAATACGATAAAAGAATTTTTAGTAGTGTTTCATCAAACCCATTATTAGATACAATACCACCGGGTGGTTATATTAATGGTTCTTTACCAACATCGGGAGGGACAACGACATTATTGGATTCACAATTGTTATATCCTGAAGTTTGGAAAACTTTAGAGTTATATGTTGGATTTTCAACTATACCCCAATTAGTTTATAGTGATGATGGCTCATTTATAACTGACTTTTTTCCAACGATGAATATTGAGTTTACAAGTGGTAATATTATTCATTATCAAAATGTAATTAAAGTTTTTGCAACTAAAAAATTACAACAATATACAAATGGTGTTTTTGACAGTACAAGTTTTAAAACAACAATTGATTCTATTTTAACAACGTTTGATAGTGAATTATCTAGTTTATTTAATCAAACATTTATACAATTATCAAAAAGTTTACCATCAGTACAAAAAATAAATCCTTATAGCTCTCAACAATCACCTATTGATGGATTACAATCAAAAGTTGAAAAATATGAGAAATTTAAAGCAATGAATGATACTTGGATTGCAGGACATAATTATAATTCTGAAACTTTATTTGAAGATTTTTTATTTTTAGATAGAGCAAACAGAGATATTGGTGATAAAATTTATGTTGATGTTTTTACAGTTAAAGATTTATTAAAAGCAACTACTGGTACTGTTAATGCGGTTATAGATAGTATTTTAATTCAACACCATTTCCAACCTTTTATTATTCCTGGATATATAAATTTTTATGGTATTAACGACCCGTCTATTAACTGCGAACCACCAGTTGGTGAACCCGTTAGTTTTGCAAATTCTCTTTTTGGGACTTTTACAAATGTTGATTATCAACAAACAAAAACTAAATACGTCTGTATGTATATGGACCAAGCATCAAAACAATTGGATAATCCTGATACCGCAAATGGTTACAATAATGATGGTTTTGATTTAACAAGGGCCGCTCAACAACCTTTGGTTGATAGCCCAACAGATAAAAAGGTTTGTGGGTTATCTAATAAGGTAGTTGGATTTTCAGTTGACTTTGGGTTACAAAATCAAAGTATATTTAAAAACATTACCGTGTCACAAGATTTAGGTAAACCAACAAGTGAATCATTATATCGAGAATTTGAAATGGCTAATTTGGCTAATGGAACAACAACATCAACACAAAACGTATCATTATATAATTTATATAAATTGAGAAGTTATGAGGCGTCTGTTAATTCATTTGGTAATGTTATGATACAACCAAATATGTATTTTATATTAAGAAATATGCCGTTATTTGGAGGTACGTATTTAATTACAAGTATTTCACACTCAATAAGTATTGGTAATTTTGAAACAACGTTTACTGGTACAAGAATGGGGGTATTTACTTTACCAACTGTTGACCAATTGTTACAAACAATTAAAAGAGAACTTTTACAAAATATAATACAAGAGAGTAAAACATCTCAGAATACTATTAATCCATTACCAAATAGAACACAAAGTGAAATTTCAGCAATTGCTATTGATAACATTGATAAACAAGCTAATCCGTCAACCGCTAACTGTGAACCTAGTGGTGCAACATTTACTGAGTATGTGGTTACCGCAATAATTACAACAACACTAACTTATTTTCAAGTAGAAACTTATATTAAAGAATATATCACTGATAATGAAAGAAAAAAATTAATTTATACTTTAATACTTTTAGAAAATGATAGTGGTAGTGGGTTAAAAGTTTATAATAATAATTTAGCTAATATACCTGTAACTACTGATATTATTGGTGGAGCTAATAAACAATATATAATTGATAAATCATATATTTGTTTAGAGATTAATAGTGTGAGTCAACCTTATTTTGTTTTTAGTACACCTGAAAACAGTGTAAAATTATTAGATGCTAGGTTTGGTAAAATATTTAAAAATAAAGTAATAAACTTTGCAAATTCTGTAGAATATGCAAAAGAATTTGCAAAATGTTATTTAGAATATTTCCCATATAAAACTGATATTGATTATGACACATTTAAAGAAACTAATAAAACTAAATTAGATAAATTACAAGAAACAATTAAAAAGTATTTTGACGGAAAAGTGTCATCTTTATAATAAAGATATATTTATAATAAAAAACAATTATGGGCACTAAAGAAATTTTAGACAGATATCTTGGAAAAAGCACAAGAATTACTGAAACTGATAAAGGTAATGGTTTCAAAGAAGTTTGTGATTTAGATACTGGAGATTGTTACACAATCAGAATGAAAGATGGTTTAATTGAAAGAGTTAACAATACTCTTTATACTAATAAAAAAATAAACGTAGAAACAACACAAGGTTTCAAACAATTATTAAACGGTTAAAATGGCAATATCACAAACAATTATAGAAGAATTAAGACGATATAATAAAATTAATAATTATATCACTGAACAAGAGGCTGGATTACCACCAGAAATTCCTGCCCCTGGGGATGACCCATTAGCGGGAGCACCTGCTGCAGGTGCGTTACCACCACCACCACCTGCTGCAGGTGCGGACGCTGCTGCAACAACACCCCCAACTGCGGAACCTGTTGATATTACAAATGACCCTGATGTTGAAAAAGTTGGGGACGAAGGTTCTGAAGAAACAGGTACTGAAGAATTAGAAATTACTGATTTAGTAAAATCACAAAAAAATATTGAAACAAAACAAGAAGAATATTTTAATAATCTATTTAATCAACTTTCTAATTTAGAATCAAAATTAAATGATATGGGAAGTATTTTTACAAAATTAAATGATATCGAATCAAAGATTGAACAATATAGAGATAAAACTCCACAGGAAAAACTTGAATTAAGAAGTTTAGACTCAGGACCGTTTAATCAAAAATTATCTGATTTCTTTGTCGATAAAGAAGAAGACATGGAAAAATCGGGAAAAAATGAGTATGTTTTAACTACTGATGAAGTTGAAAGTTATACACCCTCAGAAATTAAAACAACCTTCAACGATTACGGAGAAGAATCACAATACAAACCTTTGAAATTCTAAATTTCAAATTTGACTATCACGGCTGACACACTTATACTTGAATATTAACTAATAAATTATACACATAAAATGGCGACAAATTCCCTAGATGCTGTACTCGCACAGTATGAAAAAGCGAAAAGTGGAGGTAACTCTGCAAACAAAATGTCTCAAGAAGACAGAATGAAAAAATATTTTGCAGCAATCTTAATGCAAAATGAGAACTCAGGACAGAAACGTCTTCGTATTCTACCTACACCTGATGGGTCATCACCCTTCAAAGAAGTATGGTACCACGAAGTACAAGTTGAGGGTAAATGGAATAAAATCTATGACCCAGGAAAGAACGACAACGAGCGTTCACCTTTGACTGAAATTCATGACGAATTAATGTCAACAGGTAAAGAGTCTG